GAGCTGGTGCGTTCCAATCGATATAACTGAAATTCCCTGCACTGTCTAGGTTTCGTGTGACCTTGCGTGTCCATCCACCGTTATACAAGGCATCACCATTTCCGTCAATATTTTGCTCGATAGTGGTAACAGTTCCATCTGGATTCTCTGCGACCACAAAACCGATATGTCCGAATTGGTGGTATGGTAGACAGTTAGTTACCCATACACTCCCTACTGGTGGATTGTTTGCACCGTTAAAACGTGTGACTTTAAGCCCTAGGTTTTCAGCACGATCTAATCCGTCAATCGCATTCATGTAGCTGAAATCAAGATTAAATAGACCTGCATACTGTAAAACGTAGTCAATCAAAGCTGCACATTGCCCGCCATAAGGATTAGTAGGAACAGTGACACGTTGATTGACTAGGCTCTCAAGCGCGTTTAATAACTGTGTTTTAGATGTCATAGCTCTCCTTTCTTATAATTATTTTTGAATAGCTTGTTTAATCTCCGAGATAGTTCTCTCCAACTCTTCGACCTTCTGTTTTAAAGCGTCAATTTCGCTTGTTGGTAATTGGGATTTGGTTACAAGTGGATCTTCCGCCCATTTATTTTGCTCTAGAACCTGTTTGAAAAAGTTATTATACGTCGGAAATAAACCATAGGCTTGGGAGATAGTCAACGATGAAGATTGTGTATTTTTAATTTCTTTAATATCAGCCCCAACCGCTTGAGCAAATTCTGTGAACTTACTCATAGCGCTCACGCTTTCGCTGTATTATAAACACTCACAAGGTCTTCTTGCTCGATTGTGTCGATACGAGTTCCCAATTCGGTCATTTTAGAGATAATGCCACTATCAGTATTGCCACCCGCTGCGCTGATTTTGTCAGCGATTTCTTTGAGTGTGTCGAGCTCTTCCGGTGCATTACCAATGATATTGGCTTTAGCCTGTGTGATAGCTTGCGTCAAGCGTTCTTCACTGACACCAGTTACCTTGCTGGCAATCGATGCCTTAATTTCTTTGATGTCAGCACCTACGGCTTGGGCAAAATCGTGTAGTTTACTCATTTATGTTTTCCTTTCAAATTTTAGCAAGATTGTAGATATTAACGAGGTCTTCCGTGGTGTCACTGCCACCAGCGATTAACCCAGATTCTCGCAATTCGTCCGCTAGTAATTTTAATTTAGGGCTCTTGTCCGATGGGATAGCACCATCTGCATTTAACGAGTTCTTCACTTTCACTTTGAAATTGTTTGACGGGAAGATGTGCCCATCCAGTTTAATCTCAAGGTAGTAAGTGCCGGTAGCTACTACATTGCCCATTGAGAATGAGAACACCCCATTTTCAACAGTGACATCTTGATAGAGTGCTACTGTTTCATCGTTTGACAACGTGAGCTTACCAGTGCCGGACAGCTCCATGCGTTTACCATCGTAACCCAAAATTTCAAAACCAAAGACTGAGGTAACATCCCCAGACTTGAGAATGTCACCCCCTTCAATTTGGTTGATAGAGGTCATGAGTTTAGCCATAAGCTAGTCCTCACGAGGTTGGTTATAGTTTAATGCACGTTCACTGTCAGCAACACCCTTAGTAGTTGGGTCTGTAACGATACCCAAAATTACCAAGATTACAACGAAAGTATTTACACCCTCTTGAATGTTGCTAGGGATAGTAAGTCCGAATTGTTGCAACATCAAGAACACTGCTGAGATAAGAGCTACTAGAGTAGCTTTGTTTTGTAAGCGTAGTTTAAAATTAATCATTTTCTTTTTCTCCTTTTTCTTCGTTAAGAAAGAATTTATCTTTATCAATATTTTTCTTAATGTATTTGTCGATATAAGGGATTTCCACCCCTAGTGCTGATAGACTAGCCAAAATGCTTGAGCCGTAAGCTGCTATCATGGCAAAGATAAATGTATCAATTACACTACCCAAATTCATGAAAACTGCGAACGGATAGAAAATGGCTACGAACGTAAACATGGCTAAGTGACCGACCAGCCCTTTTCTAAATTTTGAGCTTGAAAATTCATGGAAGGCCCAAGCTCTTGCCACACCGATGGCGATATCACTGAAAATGATAACCATAAGCAGGAACACCCATAAATGCTCGTCTATTCCGTGGTCGTAGAAATCTTTGACCACTTGAAAAATACCAAAGATTCCGTCTGGTTTGTGCATTTAACACTCCTTAACATTTTTATTTAACCCCCATTTTTTAAAACAAGAAATTCTTAATAATTTCATCAGCAATGGCCTTGTGTCCTAAATCACCCGGATGACTCGCTACACCAGCATTGGTAATAGTGTAGTTGGAACCATCTGGAAGTCTCAAAACCTTGCCCATTTCAGACTTGTACTTAGCATCCTTAGAATACTGATAGATGTCAACGAATGTAACGCCCAATGGCTTACAGATACGCTTGATTCTCTCTACGAAGTCTGGTGAAGCATAGTAGATACCTACCCAATAGATTAGAGCCTTCGGAGACGCTGTCCTAATCCAGTTAACGAGGTTTGGAATATCTGTTTCAAGATTCTTGCGTTTCTCGTCGGTATTCAAGTTGTCGCCAAACTGCAAAATGACAATGTCTGTGTCTGGGCCTAGTGATTGCTTCATTTTGCTGTCAAATGTACCTCGTCGATTATTTGGATCAGATTCCCAATCCGCACCATTCCCACGCTCTACTACTGCGCTAGGATTCTTAGACAGAATGTAATTTTTAACAAGAGTGAAGTAATCTTTATCCGGTGCACTAGCGGCCATCCCCATACCCTTAAGCCATGGGTGACTTAGGATTGAGTTACCAAAGACCGCTACACGGCTAGGGATATTTGAAACTGTTGACAGATTGCCATTGTTATCAACTAACAAGCGGAACTTAGTTCCGTTAGGACTGGTAATCATTGGCGTCTTCTTGAAGACTTCGAGTTCTGTAACAATAGGTTCGATTTTATCAGTTCGCTGTTTTAGGGTCTCTGCCTTCTCGGTAGCAGTCTCATTTGCTACACGATAGGTAAACGGAATAGCCTGCCCTGTTTCGTACATGATTTTGCCAGAATATCCTGCGTTATTGGTGACGTGTTGAGCGTCCTGGATCAAGTTGCGTTCGCCTTTTGAGGCGTATACACGGTTATCATGCGATTCAAAAAATAGCTGTTCACCGAAGAAGATTTCCTTGTCTTCACCGCGAATATTAAGTGTATTATATCCAGCTGAAAGCTGTTTCTGGAACACTCGAGGAGATACAATCAAATCATTCTGGTCGATGTTCCCGATGGCAAAATTGTATGTTCCTGCGTCCTTGACATAGACTTGAATTGTGTCGATAAAACCACGGCTCTTGTCCCATTTCTTGATAGGGCTCATGTATCCGAGATTGTTAATCGTCGTTACTTGTGTAGTATCAATGCCAGTGATGTCTGAACCAAACTGCACTTTTGATGTATCCGGCATGACGAATGGCACTTTTGAAGCAATGGCACTGGAGCCAAAATCAAGGTTTTCAAGATAGTGAGCTTGAGCATTTCCACCTTGAATTACCTTTGTAGGTTCGTCTGATGTCAAACGACTAATAAGGATATAGCCGTTCGCTTCAGGCGTGAAATCTTGACTGACTAACACGTCTGTAGTAGAGAACGTTTTAAGTTTCTTACCCGAAATGTCAAAGTAATGAGTGAACACCCCACGGACATTTTTCAGTCCGTAAGTCACGCCAGCTTGCATGTAGAGCCTAGGATAAGTGCCCCATGTCGGTGCGTCGTATGTACCGTTTCCACTACCAGACCAAGCCTTCCCGACCTTAAATGTGCGTTCGTCAACTAACTGTTTAACAACATTGACGAAACTGAGTTCTTCAGGCTTAACATCTAGTGTTAATTTAGGGATTTTAAGAGAGATATACCCGTCTGGCAAGTTTGAAAAATCAACGTTAGCTTTTTTTAGATCCTCAAGAGAAGCGTTAAACACCCTAGCGGTCTCGTCTGGCTTAGAAGATACATAGAGCATGCAATCCTCTGGTGGGATATACTCCATAGTAACTAAGTCGTCCGTTTCAGAAAACTTCTTAACAAGTCGTCCGCCGTCGCTGGAAATCGCAAATGAGAAGATCCCACGGATATTTGATAGATAGTATTTAAACCCTTTTTTAATTGGGATTGGCATGAAGCGAAGCCATCCGTTGGAGGCCCATGTTCCGATGGATGTGTTGTTCCAAAGATAGACTGAGCCTTCAATCTTATCTCTTAGAAGTTGCTCGATTGATTCCGTGAAGTCGATGTTGTCAGCTGTCACTTCATCAACATTCAACCCTCTGGATTGATAGACACCGCCCTCTTTCCAGTGACGGTCCCCTTCGTTGAAGTAATACCATTTCCCTGTATTACTTGCTACTACGATACCATTGGCACCGTTTGGGTAAGTACGTTGAATCTCTTCCAAAGAGCTAAGCACAGCCTTAGGAGCGTTTGACGAAATGGCATTGAGTTTTGACTCAACCCATTTAGTACTAGCCTTTCCGTCAAGATTCTTAGAAATGTTGTCGAGACGGTCTGGGAGCGTGTTATAGGTATCTCTGGACTTAACTACTTCCATATCAGTATTTCCACTCTTAGCAGCATCATCGTAGGTGATTTCCATACCTCGAGCGATAGCCTCACGGACATCGGCTCCTTTAGTTTTTTTGCGGATAGCGTCCACAAGGACACTGATTTTATTAGTGTTTTCGAGAGGGGTCACATCATCGTATAGATTCAAGCGTCCCTCTGCTTCATTTTGTGGCATTAAGCACCTCCTAATTCATTTCTTAAGCGAGCAATTTCAGCTTCTAGCTCACTGATACGCTGAGCACGCTCTTGCTGGCTCATATTGTAAGCTGAAAGTTTAGCATCGTAATCAGCCTTAGCGACATTGTAATCTGCAAGAGCTTGATTATACGCTGTTTTCTCTGCTTCTGTTGCGTTAGCTCCTGGGGCCACTGGGGCTTTAGGCTCAACAGGTTTAGATTGACTAGCAGACCTAAGAGCAGCTAATTGAGCATTTAATTGTTCAAGCTTCTTCTGTTTAGTAGCTATTGACTGATCTAACTTGAGTTTTTCAATCGAGCTATCGGCTTCTTGCGTTTGCAACTGATAAGCTGATAATGATTGGGATTGTGAGCCGATAGTTAAATCAACTGACTGTGGATTGAGTATATCAATCTTTTTTTCTAAGATTTGCAATGTTTCAATTCCAGACAGCGGTGCGTTGATGATCTTGTGTTTGTTCCCAATTCTGAACTTACTATATCGACTATCAATCAAATAGCGCTCAACTGCTGAGATTGTCCATTTAGCCAGTGCAATCTTCTGATTTCGCAAATACTGCTTACCACGAGCCAAGAGAATGCTAGGATTGTCAATTTCTGTCCAGATTACAGACTTACGAATGAACCCAAACTCTTTAATCAAATCCTCGTCAGCAAGATACATCTTCCCGTCATTAACACTTCGAATATCTAATTGTGCTCGTGTGACATCAGGGCTCTGGTCTTCGTCTTGCCCTTGGTTTTGGCTTTGCAAGTCCGCCCCAATCGGCACGATAATGGTAGCAAGGCCGTCAAAATCGACCTCTCGACTGGCTGATTTGATGTTTTGGCCCAGTTTAATTGGGCTTTCTTTGGTAACTCCAATTTCCTTGGTCCAATCCACGTATAGTCTTGTATTGAGCTCTCTTAACGTGAGATAGCCACCGATATTATTGATAATCCGTTCCTTAACCGTCTCCCAGCTCGAATCATATCCGATATAGCGAAAAGGACGGTCTGATTTACCGTGTACTGTGATATTTCTAGGAGTTATCCGCTTAAATTCCTCGATTTGAACGTTTGCGGAATCAAAGATTATCTTGAAATAGTCCTCAGCACCCTTATTAGGCAGTTTCTGAAACCATTGAGCCGAATCATGGAGATATGACAGGAAGTCTTCACAGACAACTTTTTGAACGAATCCGTTCGTTGACATCTCGTTAGCCATTGTTAGGACTCGACCGACAAACTCAACTTCGTTATCTCTTAAGTTGACAACTTCGATGATTGATTTGAACTGAACCATCTTTTGATACATAGTATGATCTAGCGGAATTGCAAACTCTAACTCATGAATACTGTTAATCGCTTGTTTGATTTCACCATGAACAACCTTATTCCCTCTTGGGCTGTATGGGTCGTGAATGACTCTACGGCTTGCAGTGGTCCGATTAAGCTTGTCCCATCGCCTATCAAGGAAACTAGGCCACCAGTAAATGGCATAGCCTGCCTTTTTAGCAAGTTCAACAGGACGCTCTGGGACATTTATCTTCTTCCCTTCAAGATACTCTTTCGAGCCACTTGAAGTGACTACGTAGAAGTGAGATTGATATATACCACTGTCGCTATTGTGGTCGACAGAATTGATAGTACAGTACCAATCATCTCCCCACTTCAAAGCATCGTACCAAATAAGGTCATCTTGTCCGGACTGCTCCGACCAAGTTGGGACTTGCAAGCCAGATATACCATTGCTAGACCTTAAACCCTTGACACGGATAGCGTAGCCTGTGCTACTGATGTTGAAAATTTCAATGCTATCACAAGATACTGTCATGCCATCACCTCATTGGAATAGTGCATTGCTACTGTGCCATTCCCTTGTGCTTCGAAATAGTTGATACCGATGTCGAGCGTTAGAGCAAAATCTTTGTTCTCGCCTTTTTTCAAGTAGTAAATGGTGCCGTTAGCGTCTTTTAGCGTGATATCCTCACTACAGATGATTACTGGGCTGATTGATGTATCTCCAGCGTTGACGAAGTAAACGGGTGTCTTCTTCTTCTCGTAGCCTAGATACCATTTGGTCCATGTTGAATTATCATTTTCAAAATCAAACGTGTCCCAAACATCATCGAAGTATTCATCTTCATGGAATGCGAATGGATAGCACTTAAACACGATGGTAGCGACCAGATTCTTCTTAATCGGATCGTCTGCTACCTTGATGTGCTTAACCTTGCCCATCCAGTAATATCGACGGTCGTGAGTATCTCTTAATTTCCGCTGGGTTTTAGTAACCATGCTTGACTTAATCTGTCTTTCAGCAATCTTACGATTCTCGTAAGTAGTGAATGGCAACTTAAACTCGTATGTAATTTCTCTTGATTCGAATACACGTTCACCAAGAGCGCTAGAAAAATCAAGCTCCCCTTGCATATAAGGGATAGACTCGACAATCTCTTTCTCGTCCGGTGTGGGTGCTTCACGTTTCTGTAAGTACCAACCAGCGTCACGACTATTAAAATCGCCAAACGCTATATATTCTTTGATTTTAGTAATCATAATCTGTGTCGTCCTTTCAATGTTTTAATCGTATCAATAGCATTGTTAAAGTTGTTAACAGTGCCACCTACAAGAGCACCAGTATCAAGCACCATGTTTTGGCCTTGTGCAATTTGTTCCTTGACGTCTACAAGAGCGTCAATCACATCATTAAGTAAGCCTGCTGAGTGAGCAGCATAGGCTTCTTGGCGTGCTGAAATGGTAGCGTCTGGTGTTTTATCACGCAAGACTTCCATTTTAAGCTGACTAGCCATATTTGAAGTGGCACCAGTCAACATCGCATTAGCTCGGACATTGAAGCCGTTAACTTGGTCACGGATAAAATCAAGGCTATTAGCTACTTCTGGCGCTGATTCGTCGATACCTCGAGCAATACCAAGGCCAATCCACCAACCGACTTCATCACGGAAGAGGTGAGAAGGTGAGTTGATTTTGGCTTTCGCTCTTGCTGCTCGTTCTGCTTGTGCTACCAAGGCGTTAGCTGCCGCTGTAACCGCTCCAAGAGCTGAGTTCATACCTGCTGCAAGACCTTGTCCGATGTAAGCACCGGCTGCGAAGAACGCACCATACCCAGACCTAGCCGCTGCTGCCGCTTGGTTAACCGCTGCTTGTGTAACTGCAACTAATTGCTGACCACTTGACTGCATAGCTGAGACCATTTGAGCGCCGCCTGTTCTTACCGCGGCAACTACTTGATTCATGCCGTTTCGGACTGCTGACACGATTTGATTCATGAAGGCTTGCGTGCTAGCGACCATTTGCATACCACTAGAGCGTAGTGCTGAAGTCATTTGCATAGATCCAGACGTTACCGCTTGGACTGCTGACATCATACCTGCACTCACTGCCATACCTAGTGACATCATAGTTGCCTGTAATGTCATTGCTGCCGCTCCAACAGTAGCGAATACGCTAGCTAACATCATGACTTGGGCACTTACCATAGCAAGTCCAGCACCAGCCATCTGAGCTGAACTAGCAAGCATAGCAAGCTGACTAGATACCATGGTAGCCATCATGGAAACCATGCTGAAACCAGTCTGAGCGGTCATGAGTTGAGCACCAAACATGGTAACTGCTGAACCTGCCATCATGAGCTGTGATGTCATTTGCATCAAGCTAGTAGCGAACATCATGAATTGAGTGTTTAGCATGGTCAACGAAGTACCAATCATCATGAATTGAGTACCTACAAGCGTTAAGCTAGTACCTAACATGGTTGAGCTAGTAGCCATCATGGTCATGCTCGTAGTGATCATGGTTAACTGAGTAGCTAACATAGTTAAACTAGTAGTTAGCATAGTCATGCTTGAACTAATAGATGTCATGCTAGCAGTAAGCGTCATTGAAACTGTACTGAACTGAGTTAATCCAGTAGCAGCAACCATCAAGGCTGGTGCTAGTGTCATGATTTGCGTTCTAAATGCAGTGATAGGGGCTACAATAGCCGTTAAGCCAGCTAGTGATTGACTAGCTTGATTTGAGAACGTGCTGAACGCTGTCCCTGCTGTAGTGAGTAGTGATTGTAAGTTAGTGAATGATGATTGAATGCTTGTAATCGTGCTGGAGAATGATGTCAGACCAGATACAGCACTAGATGCTGAACTAGACACCTTGCTCATACCATCTCCAAGCTTAGTCATACCAGTACCAGCTTGAGCAAGCCCTGCTGAGTTGTTACCGATAGACCCAACACCTTTGGCCACTGCTGCAAGAGATGCAGCCATGTCCCCTAAGTTGGTGTTGGTAATCTTAACGACACCGTTAGCGAGCTGATTGAATCCAGACCCCGCTTTTTGTGCAGCGGTACCGATTGAGTTGAACACATTAGCCAAGCTATTCAATACACTGCTGATTGCACTACCGGCGGATGTAATAACGCTTGAAATACCTTCAAACGCCGACTTAATACCGTTTCCGATACCTTGCGCCGCTGTACTGATTGATGTCCCGACCGATTGCACTACGCTAGCAATACCTTGCAATGCTGCACCGATAGCAGAACCGACAGAACTGATAATGCTTGCCACACCGCTGAGAGCTGTACTAATAGCCGTACCGATACCCATTGCAGCCGTAGCGATTGCCATTCCTGCCGCTGACACAACCGATGCAATACCACTAAATGCAGCACTAATCACACTACCGATTGCCGTAATGATAGGCACAATTTGTGTTATCGCTGTAACAATGGCAGAAATGATTTGGGTGATTATAGGTGCTAACGTTTGGACAACGGTAACGATAGCAGAAATCACTTGACTGATTACCGGCGCCATCGTCTGAACGACTGTAACGATGCCTTGAATCAAGGTCATAATGACTGGCGCTGTTGCTTGAATGGCTTGTACGATTACTTGTAAGACCATTGCAATCTGTGGTCCAAACTGGCCAATTACTTGAGCAACTTGGACAATACAATTAGCGATAACTGGTGCGATTGCCACGATAGCGTTAGCGATTATCTGAGCTACTGCCGTGATTGTGTCGCTGATAATTTGAACAATCGGAGTGATTGCGGTAGCTACTGCACTGATTGCTGAACCTAGAGCAGTAGCCAAACCACTGAATGCGTCAATGATGGCTGGTAATGTACCTAGAATAGATGTCCAAGCATTCCCAAACGCTGTAATGGCTGGGGCTGCATTGCCTAGAGCAGTGCCGATAGCTTCAACCAATGGTGAAAGTTTGGCTAGTCCAGGCGCAGCTTCACCGACTGCCTTAATGACGATACCAAATGCCGTGCCAAAGGCTTCAACGATAGTTCCTGCCGCTTTACCAATTGATTCAACAACGGTTCCGAACGCTGAACCGATAGAGCCAATGATTTGTGAAACACCACTGGCGTGGCTTGCTAATAGTGAGAACGAAGCCACGATTAACGCAATACCAGCACCAATGCCGACTGCGGCAACGGCTACGGCAGCACCGAATGACAGCAAGGTCGCTGGATTCAATCCTTTAAGGCCTTGTAAAACGTATTTCATTCCTTGTCCGAAACCTTTGTAAGTTTCAGCAATACCTTTGAATATAGCTGTCAAGATTCCTTTGATTGCATTACCAGACGACTTGATAACGTTGGATATCCCACTAAATAGCTGAGTAATCGTCGATTTAGAACGTCTCGCACTATTGGCAGCTTGTTCTGTTCCTGCCGCAGCATCCGCCCCAAACTTCTTGAATGGGTTAAGGCTCTTGATGAAATCAAGTCCTCTTAATGCAGCACTTACGGCAGAAATCCCAGCTTTAGCAGTCATGAAGCCTGCTACCATGGCTAAAATACCGCTAGTGATTCCGTTTAAGATTCCCGGTGGAATTGCACTGATGAACCTAGATATTGCTGAAATCCCTTGAGAAATCCAGTTAACAAGCGTTCCAATGCCTGATGCAATACCAGATATGATAGATTGCATCTCTGAACTGCCTAAAACTTCACCAAGTGATGATCCAATGGTTTTTAGGGCGTTCCATGTATCTTGCACTGCTGCCTTGAACGACTGAAATGCTCCAGTGTCAGCAAATGAGCTGATGAAACTCCTTACTGATGTCGTGGCAATATTCAAGGCTTGTGAAATGCCGTTAGCAATGTCACCAAACACTGAGCCAATGCCCTGCATGAGCTTGCTACCATCAATATTGCTGAATAGCTGCTTGATTGAGGTTGAAATGTAAGTTAAGGTCGCACCCAGATTTTTCAAAGCTCCTGTATTTGAGAAGCCTTTCCAAAGCGATTGCAATCCACTGCCAATCTTGTCAGCGATGCCATTGATATCAACTCTTTCTAATGCATCAGTAAGTCCAACGACTGCCTTAATACCGATTTGATTGAGTTTTTCAAACTGTGGCATCAATTTGTTAGCAAGAGACTCTTTCATCCCGTCAATCGCTTGGTCAACGGTCTTGAACTCTGTGGCCATCTTGCTGAAAGTGTCGTTAGTACCGACCTTAGCGATAGCATCAAAGAAGTCCTCTGTCTTAATCTTACCGTCCTGGACTGCTTGGACCATTTCGGCGGTACTCATGCCCATTTCTTTTGCAATCGCCGCAATACCGGCAGGCGTTTGCTCTAGCATGAGTTTGAAGTCTTGCCATTGAACTTTAGGCTTAGCGGCCATTTGGGTTGCTTGCTGGCTCAAAGTCTTCATGGCTTGTTGCGGATTTTCTGCCGCTGCTGCAAGGCCACCGAACCCCTTAACGAGCTCTGTTGTATTCTTTGTTCCAACCGCTGCTAACTGAGAATAGGTAGAAGCCATGTCGGACGCTGAATAGATGGTCTTGGTTGCAAAGTCCTGCAACTCGCCTTTGACTTGCTGAATTTGAGCAGTAGGCATGTTAATCTGTTGCATGTTGCCTTCAAAGGTCTTCCACGCTTTAGTCGAGCTATTAAGCTCACTTACCATCGACTTCATGCCGTTACCAAGGGCACTAATACCGCCCATGATAGCACCACCGATTAAATTAGCACCGAGAACAGACTTGAAGACCGAACCAACTTTCCCGGCTGAACCTTTCAACCCCTCCAAAGCTCCCTTGATACGTTTAGCCCCACTCTCAGCGTCTTTTCCATCGAATAGCGCCTTGATGGTGACTGTACCATCTGCCATAGATTATCCCTCCTTTCTAAAATTCTTCTTCGTATTCTTCATCTTCCTCGACAATCTCGTAAGGGAGAGCATAATCTTTCTGAAGTCTACGCATTTCCTCTTTGTACTCTGCCGAGTCGCCCTTTTGCGGCTTCCATTTCCGGATTTTGATAACTTCCATAAACTTGGTGCCCTCTGGCAGTCCGGAAAGTAGAGCGTTGAATTTTTTCCAGTGTAGTTCGCCCTGGACATCGAATAAATCAATGCCGTAAGCCTGCAAAAATGACGCATAGATATAGTCACCGTCATAGCGGATGTCATAAGGGGCTCTCTCTTGCCCTTTATCGCTTGCAACGGTCTTCATAGGGTTTCCTGCCAAGTCATACTCGACATGGTTGTCCTCAACCGTTGAAAGGCTAATATGTTCTTCGAAAACCTCGTTGAACACCTCTGACATTTCCTCGACAGTGAAGTCTTCTAAAGTCTCACCGGTCAAAATACGAATGCCAAAATGTGGCTTAACAAACTCTGGAACATCTTCATCCCTCCACATTTCAAAGAGCCGTAGAATGTTATCAAAGGACAGATTAAGAGGAAACTCTTTATCATCGATTACTAACTTGTCTGTTAGTTTTCGTGATAAATCAAGCATTTAGATACTTATCGAGGGCTGCTTTTGAGTTTTGGTTTTCAAATTCTTCTGAAATACCTTTAATAGCTTCAATGAGATAGAACATAGCATTAATTGTTGACTGACCAGCAAATGCATAGACTTGATTAAAGGCTTCTTTGTCGTCAAACACTTGATTAAAACCATCTTCTACCAATGCTTTCAACGCTCCGAGAGCTTCTTCATCGCTTGTTTCTTGGAACGCTTGCCCTTTAGCTTGCAAGTCCTCACCAACAGCCTTCATGCGTTGAATGTTGCCGTCTGACACTGGGAAATTAAGCTGGAACTCACCGAAATCGACCGGAATGACATTGCTACGTTTTTTAATTACTACCATGTTTGTTATTCTCCTTTAATACGAAAAAAAGAGGGTAAGGGCTAAACCCCACCCTCTAGTTGTCTTATCTTTGTTTTATTTAGTTAGATTATCCGCCTACGACTGGTGTACCAGTTTCTAATGTTGCACCAGAACGAGCTGCACGTCCAGAAGTTTCTGAACCAGCTCCCGCTACTGCTGCGGCTGGTGCTGATGTAACTTCGTGTTTTTCTGGAGTACGTGACCAGTTAACTTGAAACTTGATTGTTTCAAGCTCTGAAGCTTCACCGTCACCAACTTCAATTTCAGAAAGTCGAGCAAGCCCTTCTTTGTAAGTCTTACCATCGGCAGTAACTTCTTTGTACCAAACGATGAGATCATCAGCTACGGCATCTTCTTTATCTACGACAAAGTTTTGAGCTTTATCAGCGTAATCACGGTGGCCTTCAAACGAACGACCACGTGATTTTGAAGTGATAACTTTTTCTTTTGTCCCGTCGCCGTCGAAGTAAGCAACGTCATCGTCTTCTGCATCGTTTTCCGGTGCAGATTCTTTGATACCCTTGGCGATCCACATGTATTTGTCTTCGGTTGGTGGAGTGTCTGGATGTTCTGAATCGAACGGTGCGATATAGTGTTTGCGAATCGCATTTTTAAATTTAGCCATTAATTAAGGCTCCTTTCTACTTCTAGTCTTGCCTGTAGGTCAAGCAAGTAAATGTAATAGTCTTGGTCATTGACGTCATTTAAACTCGGAGTTTCAACCTTCAATGACAAGAATGTGTAAGAATTGTTTAAACTTGGTAATTCAAGACCGATTTTGGAAAGTTCAAAGTTGATTTTCCAAAGAATCGCGTTCACTTTCTGCTGGTCTATTGATTTGATGGCGATTTCGTAAGGCAACGACAGAATCTGTGTGCCAGCCATGTCTTCGTCTTCAACCTTGCCACCAGGTAATGCGTATATTACCAAGTCTTCACCTTCGTTAAGGTAATCTAGTCGAGGTGTTAGTGGCAAGCCTAGACCAGCTAAGAAATCTTGCAACACCTCTGAAAAATCATTATTGTTCATTAATTAACCCCCATGGCACGAAGTGCGACCTTGCCCCACTCTTTAGAATATTTAGAAGACGCCTTCTTGTCCCAGCGTTTCCCAGTCCCTGGAGTGGTGTATTTGCTGAAAGTCCAACTCTTGTTCTTGTTGTAACTAGACCCATAGAATTGAGCCCTTGCATAAGGCCCCGGATATCTAATACCATCGCTAAAAGCTGAGCCGCTACCGCTCAAAGTTCCGTCTCTACGAGGGATAAACTGCTCCATGTCATCTATCATTTGGCTAATCATGGCAACCTTTCCACGTTTGACCGCTTCGGGACTGCATTTCTTTTCAAGGCCCTGCAAGTCTACCTTGATAGTTACATCAGCACCCATCAAATCACCTCGACTTCATAGCATAGAATTGTATGCTTAAACGGATGATACTGAGGGATAATTTTACGAATGATGTAGTCTCGGTGAGTGTCGTTTACTCGACCATTCAACCAACTATCATCCAACTCAATGGGTGTGTATTTCGGATAGATCATAAGGACTGAAAAATTATTCTCGTTACGAGACTGACCACTGCCAGTGTGTGATACTGACCTATCAAACCTTACATGTTTCAATGCAATAGGTTCTGAGTAGGTCTCTTTGCTCCATTTATCAACGCTAGCAGGCTTTTGGATAGTGACAGTATCAACTAACATGCGTTTATCTATCATAAGACACCGCCTTACAGCCAAATCCGGCTAGTGTGAGCCAGTTTAGAGCGTCAAGGGATAGATTGTACCTCTGACCACTGTTAGAAGACTTAGAGCCGTTCTGATAGCTTACATGAGTACGTCCGACAGTCATGCTTGCCAGCGATGTCTTATCCTCGGCAGTCATAACACCGCTTGAATCAAGATAAGCGATTTGATAAGCTACCGCCTTCTTAACCGCTTGTCTACGTGGCTCGAAGTCCGTTTCAAAATCGGTGAAATCGTAGAAGTTTTTGATATACAAATCAACAATGAGCCTAGCTCTAGCTGCTAGCGTTTCAAAGTCTTCTACGTCTTCAAAACCAAGTTTTAAAAATTCCGTTTCGGTTAAATATGTCATTTAACCACCTCCTTCATCATTTTAGGAGGTCTACAAGTTCCGCTTTAGTCAGCGTTGAAATGCCAGTGAGACCACGTTGTTGTGCGATAACTCGCAAATCAGCGACAGTCTTGTCTTCTAGTGTTTCAGCCACTTGTTCTACTGTTTCAGTAGTGGGAGTGGGTTCAGTGTCGTTCAAATGACGACGCATTAACATACCCATTAGGCACCTCCGAACTTAACCACCTTAGAGTCATCGTAGAGATAAACACCGTAGTATTCATCACCAGAATAAACAGTGGTTTTCTTCAAAATATCACGGTCGTTTTCAATCATGACATCACGTTTCAAGTTGATCACGAATGCACCATATTTGGCGTCGTCGTCTGTGTCTGTTTGAAGTGAAGAAACTTTTACGAGGAAGCCTTTTCCTTCCTCGACTTTCTTAGTGCGAACGATTTGCACGCCAGCAACTTCACCGAATGTGCCAGAAACGACAACATCAGCACCAACTTCTGAGCCTTTCAACCAGTTTTGACCAGCGTCAGCACGCAATTTAATAGCGTCCTTCGGATTGACAAGGGCAACATAGCGAGCGTCTTCTTCGTCTGCGAAGATTTCCAAGGCTTTGTCAATGTTAGCTACTGAAACAGGAGCTTCAGTGATGTTTTGTGTTGCAGTTTTAGCAATTTCAACGATGTCGTTGTCAACCTTGTTAGCGATAGCCAAAGCAATCTGATTAGTAGCTTCACCGTAGACATTGCCATGCCCGACCAAAGCAGCCTTATCAGTGATTTCAATAGCTTTACCAGCTTGCTTGATTTTCATTTTTGTTTCTTTAGTGCCAAGTTGGTCAATCGGGATTGATTGTCCTTCAGTGATTTCAGTGGCATCTCCTGAATATGTCCATTGTGGCACTGTAAGCTCATCCCCGGGACGTCCTACGAGAGTTGTTTCTACCACAGCGAGTGGTGTGAATTTGATTAGTTTAGGCAATTTAGCTGAAACCATGTCAGCCATAACCTGTGGATTGATGACTTGTGCAGTCGTTGTTGTTCCAAGAACCATAGATTAAATCATCCTTTCAGTTGTTGATATAGCTCTGGGTCTTTATCAAAGAGTTCTTGACGCTCATTGATTCCCATACGTTTAAAATCTTCTTTAGTGAGACCATTCTGACTAGCAGTTGGGTTGCCACCAGCGAAGATTTTAGGTTGTGCTGCTTGTTCTTCTTGTTTGAAAAGATATGGGCTTGTCTCTTTCAATCCTTTAATAACCTTGTCTAGTTTAGGTTTTCCGGTTTCATCAAGTTCGATTTCGTCAAAATTGATGAATTTAGCAAGGTCGTCCGAATTGTGAGCGTCCACATCCTTCAAAGCTAGACGAATAGCATTTGATTTAGTAACTTTCGCAAGGTTAGCTTCATTCTCTGACTTGTAAGTGTCGAATTTAGCTTGTAAGTCCGTCAATTGTTGTTTGAGTTCCTCACTCGCTCCCTCTTTAGCCTGCAAGTCGTTGAGTGCTTGGCTTTGTTGCTCAAGTTGTTGTTTAAGGCTGTCGTTTTCGGCTTGCAATTCAGATTTAGCTTGTGCTTTCGCATTCTCAATCCCAGAACCGTACGCATTCATTAAGGAATCAATAACTGCCTTGTCTGTAATACCAGCTTCAACTAACATGTCACGTTTTAAACTCATGCTTAAAACTCCTTTGTTTTACGTCCGGTGGACTATATTAGCCCAGTTTTACGACATTTGGCAGGTCAAAAAGAAAAACCGCATCAAATTGATACGGTTTTATTAGTAGTCTGTTCCTACGAGTCAAGAATTGGATCACCAGCTTTCTCTATAATCCATGTCTATACGTAGTATTGTTAATAATACTAGTTTACATCTTTTAAGCGTGTTTTTTTGCCATCTTGCGAAGCTTTATCTCTGCTTCAGCTTCTCTCAAAGGGTCACTGTAATAGCGTTCTCTCGAGTAATCACGATGCAAGAATGGGTGTTGTGCCAGATATGACCTCATTGCAGCTTGTTTTGACTTAACTTGCCCTTTGTATTTGCTTATCAGTTCCTCGTCCTCTAACTTATTAGCGACGTGAAGTAACTCTTTTGACTTTTTGATAGAGCGTTCTATAGCTCTCTGTTTAGATTGAGCATTAGCGTTCTCTATTGCCTCCTCTGGTGTTAGGTTTTTCAAGTGGTCTGGTAAGTCTGGTTTATAATTAGCTCCCGGAATAAACGGTGTCATAGTATGGCCACAGTTAATGCCTTGGCATCCGCCGGGCTTACCGTATCCATAATCATCGAGCGCAAAGATTTTTTCGCCTTCCTCAACTCTAGCTTGACCAGTGGTAACTATCTGGTGTTGCAACGGTGCGCACATTTCACGAGCTGCAGGTTTCATCGAATAATAGAATGTATCGATTCCTAGCTCATCAGCCGGCGCCTTCCTTGCTTCACGATAGACACGCCACGATGTAGTTTTAATGATCGTTCTAGCGTAAGCATCAGCTCTCCAACGTTTACCGCCCTTGTCAGTAAAACCATAGAAACCTCTCTCAGCCCATTTCATTACTGTTGTTGAAATAGCCTTGTCTGGATTCATCAAACCAGTGATTACCTTTGCGACAGTTTCCTCAACAATATCTTGATAGACCTTTCTGACGCTCTTAGGCAGCGTGGTATTGATAAGATTGTCGATATCTCCTGTTGTCTGATTAACATAGTTTGCTAACGTGGTTTGGATAAGGTTATTGGTAATAAAATCACCCCCACCCATTGATTCTAAAAGTTGGGTTTTGGTGTCCTTATATACCTTATATCCTTCATTCTCAATAACATACCTTAGTTGTTCTTCAGCGACCCCGGAATATCTAGCAATGAGCTTGATGTTGTCTTTGTTAAGCAAGCCCATCTCACTCATTTTCTCTAGTTGCCAGATATAAGGGTTGTCCTCAAGGCTAGCAGTCCCACGTTCTCTAATTCGGTCAACGACTTGGTCAAACAAGTCCATCGTCATTTGGTGGTAGATGTCAGCAACACGGCTAGCGTCAAGCATTAGTTGTTGATCATTTAGTTTGATAGGTTTCTTCTTAGCCATAGCCTATCACTCCCCGTATATGTCAACCTCTTCACTTGTCCTAAAGCTATCAGCACTTACCATGGTTTCATCATTGATAGCTTGGTAAATCTCTTGTGCTTGTTCTTCAGTCACGTTAAGAGTTTTCTCGATGGCCATAACCTTCGGAGCAAAACCAGACGCTACCATCTTAGACCAGTAATCAAACTCAGCATTACGATCAGTGAACACACCATCGTCCAAATCTACACTGATTTCATCCATCGTTGGAATTTCACCAGTGTAGAGATTGTAGACCTTAGCAAGCTCTAGGATTGAGATTACAAGCTCTTTTAACGATTGCTCGACAAGAGTAGCGATAGAATTACGCATTTGGTATGTGTCTGATTGCTCTGACACTACCTCAGTAGCAGTCTTCATGCTCTTACCATCGAAACTAAACATACCAGCTGACACGCCTAATTGCATTTCAAATAGGCTCAATCCTTTGTTAATAGCCTTGATGTAATCGTCCGAACGGATATCTGTAGTAAGGTCAGTAATACCGATACCCTTATCCATATCACCGCTATCGAATTGTTCATAGACATTGTGACCTGTTTCAAACTCACGTTTGACTGTCACTTTCTCACCGCTGGTGTCATACTCAGTCTTAATCATTTGAGTAGGTACTGCCACACGACGCTGTCCCATCTTAACTTCCCACATAAATTCATCATAGGTCGTATTAATGAAGTCCATCGTAGTCTTAGCGTTGTCAAAGATAGATAAGCCTAGAGGACTGTTAATGTCCTTGTTGTTCATTCCAGGCGGCTTAAGGTACGTAAATAATGGTCTTGTGAGCCCGTTGAGTGTGACAGTCTCTTCTAAATCCTCATAGAGCATTGTTAGAGGTACACGTTGACCGATACGAGTTTTAGACTCAGATTCGTATAACTCATTGCTGATCGTGTAGTTATCCTTAGTCCACTCGTGGAACTCAATTAGACTGTAGTATTTAGTCTTCTGGCCTTCTGTCTTGAGTGTTTTAGTCACGATTGCAGCGCTCGATACATCTTGGGTGTTCGATTGCAACGGCAAGAATACTGGTGCTTGTACGAATGACACTCTGACACGATCTTCATCAACATAAGGACGCATTGCCAAACCACCGAGAGCAAGACAGCTCTCTAAGTAGCGTTCAAAGTTCTTGCTAAATCTATCAGTCTTCAGTGTCTCATTGATGAATGTATCAGCGGTTTCATTATCAACTTGAATCTTAGCCTGCTCATTAAATACGAGACTAGCTACCTTCTTCGAGGCAGTTCGTCCGATAGGCAAGTGGTTGAAATCACGTTTTAACTGTGTTCCGTTGCTATCTTGATAGCTAACTCGGTCAAAGCTACCTGCGAAATAGCGTAGGTTATCCATGATACGATTGTACTCTTCTGGTGATATAGCAATTTTAGGGTGGTCGGTGATACTGTTTAGACTTTGGTTAGTCATAACATAATTACTCCTTTTTAAAAAATCCTTAATGGTCTGTATAATTCCCATTCTTCATTCTCCTATGCTTTGAGACCGAGGTCTCTTGCATTATCTAATACGAAATATTTAAACTCATCAACTGTGTGGTCATCCTCTTTAATAACTTTCGGATCATCAGAATGTATCGTTTTTTCGTCGTAACGATACATCTTGTGTTCTTCATAGAATATTTTGTTTGCTGGTATATCGAGGTAATAGAACCGTCCCTCAGCTAGTAAGCTGATAACCATATCAATCATGGTTTGATTCTTCTTCTTAGCAACCGGATGCCATCTCTCGCCAAAATCTTTGAAGTATTGGTTTCTCAAAGCACCCTCAGCACTATCAATGGTCATGCGTAGTTTTGGCACTCGGTACTGTTTGAGTACCTTGTCGATGAAATTACTAACCATGACAGTTAGCTCGCTAGGTGCCTTCTTGACGACTTGACCAGCCGGGCTGTAATAGAATGTATCTAACAGAATCACATTACCCTTTGCCGTAAGGCCATAAGCACCGCACGCTGTAGCTGATTGCTGGTGTCCGGTATCCATTGCGAATGATATCCCGATAAGTCTATCGTCCGTTGGTAAGCTGTCGATAGCGTGGAACGTACTCATGTTATACACTTGATTACCAAGACCGACAGCTTCACCTAGATATAAGTAGCGGTAGTAATCGTAATCATTCTGCTTAATGCGTTCGATATCTTCCAGCATTTGCTCGGTCACAAAGCCTAATTTGTCATCAAGATAGGTGCTTGAGTGTGCCAGATAGTTGTCATTAGTCTTGATGTCTTCAAACCACTCATTTATCCAACTATAAGGATTCCTGGGTGGGTTGTAAGACCAAAAGAATTGCACAAACGGGGCTTTCTCATGCTTTTGACGCATGAAAGTAACGTTAGACTGGTCGAAGTCCTCAGCGTCGTTAAACTCAGCCGCTTCCTCGTACCAGACTGCGATAATGTTCCCGATGTCATTTGATTTCAGCTTCTGGAAATCGTCTTGACCGTAGAAATAAAACGTCGAACCAGTACGCTTGTGAACAATCTTAAACGGGCTTACAGTGGCCCTGAACTGATTGTCCAGACCAAATAGACTAATGGCCCATAGAACCTTATTAAACACGCTGTCGCGGATTGTTTTGCCCACTTTACGAATAACTACCACGTTAGCTTTTTCACCCATCATGATGTACTTAATCATCATATAGACGAGCTTTAGCACGATAACCGAGGACTTGAAAGAGTTACGTCCGCCCTTTAAAACGTTATAAGGCTTTTGAGACTGCCAAACCGATTTAAAATGCGGGTTTACGTTTTTCTGAATATCAATCGTCGTCATTAGGGATTTCCTCCCATGCGTTGATGATATTGACATTCATAGTTCCCTCGACACCACTGTCTAATTGTTCTTTGAGTTTCTTAATTTCAAGTTCTAATTTCTCGGATTGTTTTGCAGTCGGGTAGCGTTTCATGATCTCACTACCAGCTTTAATGACCTCGGCGATAGACGGAGGTTTTTTCGTTTTAACAAACTGACCAGTCATAGTGTTGAGCTCGATGACTTCTTCCATGAGCTCCTGCCGCAAAATCGAAGTGAAAACTTGCATAACTTCGTCTTGTTTTGCAATTTTCTTCTTCTCAAGCTCTTTCATCCGCTCTTCGATATAAGCTTTGATACCAACATTTGCCAACAATTCGTGACTTCTTTTCCTAGCGTATTTTTCGGAATAGCCCGCTTTTATCGCTGCCGTTTGAGCCACGCCAGTTATAAGATATTCGTCTGCAAACTTCTTCTGTCTTTCGTTCATTAATCCTCCTTTCTATGCACGAAAAAAGCAAACAGACCTAAGTCCATTTGCTTGCTAGCTTATATTATCGCATATTTTATGCCTATTTTTTTGCCAAAGCGCACTTCCAAAGATAATCCCGATAGCCTTCAAACCACAGATTAACCAACCTATAGGCATTTCGTTCGCTGATGTAATACTCTAGTGCCATCGCTTGAATATTTGCATGTCTAAATACATAGACTTCTTTGATGATATTAAGCACGATTTCATCAGAATTGTCGATATATTCTTTAGTGCATTTTAACCAATGACGGTATTTCATCAGTTCACTATCAGTTTCTTTTCGAAGCACGATAACTTCACTATTTTCTTTGTCTGGATTTTCCAGCTCTTGCTCACGTTTCATAATCTTCTCGTTGAGCAGTGTGTTCCCATTAATCCCTCGGTTGAAGTATAGTGTTAGAATGTTGATATACTCCTTAAAATCTACATTTAGCCGTCTACTGTATTTTTTAGTTTCCATGCAAGAGGCCTTTCATGTTATAATAGTATTAAGAAATTCGTAGAAGTCCTGGGCATTAGTCTGGGTCTTTTTTTATTTTATATCCGCATTGATAACAAGAATAAAGAGCGGAGAAATGTACCACCTCCCATACATTAGATTTAGCCATGCCACCAGTAATGCAAGGCTAAGGTTGAAAAAATACAAAAGGATTCCTCGATTCTATAACTTATTATTTACTGGATTTTTGATGTCGAGGTCTGTCAGCTCGACGGTGTTGAAAAAGTGTTAAAAAGTGTCTCTTGGATATTTTGACAGACTAACAGCCAGTGACGGAATCAAACCGTCTATATCATTCTGGCTACAAACCAATTGCTAATGCCGTGTATAGAGCACGCTTAACGCTGGGTTTCTTGCGACCTAACTCGCCTTTAGTGCGATATTCAAGAACAATGCGGTCAACTTCATTGTCCAATTTCTCAGGCCATTCGTAATTATTTAAGACATATTTGGCAATCTTGCTGAATAAGTCTCTGGAAAGTAGCCCTTCCATTTGGATGACCTTAAGCGGCGTTAGAACGATACACTCGACATAACATCGATTGATTGAGTCCTTGATTCTGTTAGCTTCTTTCCTATCGCAGCCTTTAACGTCCATGATGTATTTAGCTAGGCTATTCTTATAATTCGCCCTAAGCACTTCAACTTCTGCACGAAAACGCTTATACAAGTCTTCTGGCAGTCCAGCATTAGTCCTGTCTACTTCTGGGCGCGTGATTGTCCCTCTCGTATAGTGTTTAGAGAGATAATCTTGAATATCGATGAATAATTCATCAGAAATAATGCCTTCCAGCTCTTTCGCAGTTTTGGGCGACAATTTCAACCGTCCCACAACCACGCTATTAAACTTCTGATAAATATTTCTGGCTTGCGCTTCACTGCACTGCTTGACCTCTTGAAAATACTGTTTGTAAGAGCCTTTTTTGTGTGCTTGTTTAAGTGCCGCATGTTCACTGACTAGCCGTTGATACAGCTCTGGTGTCAGTCCGGAATATTTGTATTTCACGCTCATGGGTGTCACCTCTCTATCACTTTGTGATCTGTGACATATCCCTCTAACGAGATTTCTATAAGTTCTCCAGAACTCCACTCATATCGGCCTTGTTTGACTATAACTGTCGACAGTGTCCGTCTGAACAGCGGGTCCATCCCGCAGACAATAGCCATATCTTTTCTGAAACGGCCACGTTCAAACACCACATCATAGAGTTTTGAGACGTTTTTCATTACTGCTTTCTTTCGCTGCCGCTTGTTCATTGTTCCACCTCTGCCAGTTCTGGATTTGTGTGGATGTTCCCGATGATTTCTCTTGAATTAGCTATGCTGCATAACCGTTCAAAATTATTGCATCTAAGCAAACTATTCGTCCACATTCCTAAGCCAATATTGAATTCGACTACACCGTTCAACGGTCCGTCTTTTGTTCCAAGGATATCTCCTTCAAAGATTTCTTTGCCATTCCTATCTCTGAGCCATGTTGATTGCATTAAAACGATATCATCGAATTTGTAGTAATTTGTCCGTTCGAAAAAGAGCGTCTTTACAGAAATTTCGCTTTTCCCGAAATCGATAGACATAATATCATCAACTTCGTACATTGTTTTATGAATTTTATCCCATGCTCTAAATCTTGGAATCATTGCCCTCGCCCCCTTAAATAGCTAGGGATATCATCCCCAACGTTAACACTGTCGTACTGCTCTTTGCTTACTAGGAACTTACCATAGGCCCCACAATCGATAGTGTAGAGCTTGCCTACCATAGATTTTCCAGTAACCTTGCCATGTAATTCAACAGCATTGTCAGCCTTGTGGATAACTACTGTCTCGATAGGTCTGTTAACCACTCGTAGAACAGTAGTCACGTTAATCGCTAGCGACACCATAAGCAGCACTGTAGCAATAGCTAGGTCATTGTAAATCACTTTCTTTAACGAATGTGCCATTAATCATCTTCCCTTTCCTGTTCTTAATTTCTTCATACGCAATACCAAGACACTCAGTAACATCAAGGTCTAACTGGTGTGCTAGTACGATAATCGTTACTAACGTGTCACCGATTGCATCTTTCAACGCTGCTTGTGACTCCGTGAATTTAGTTGGTTTCAAGAGCACGTCTCGAATTTCTCCGACTTCCTCAGTGATTCGCATCCACTGAATCTTAGGGTCAGCTTGCTTAAGGTTGCGTTTGTCAGCCCAACGGTTGATTTTAGTAATTAGGTTATTCATCCGTTACCTCTTTCACTTCCACGCCTGGGCAATCAAATACCCACCCGAAACCGTTTGCTTCTAGCTCTTTGCGGGTGTGTCTAACTCTAAAACCGTCAATTCTTTCATTTGATGCAAAAAACCATACTTGATTGTCTAAGTTTTGATTAAGGTGAGTAGTGTATCCATCAATCCCTTTTACTCGGACCGTGTAACGTTTTCTTTCCTCGACCTCATAGCCAAACTGGTGCATGTTGACGAGGGTTTGGAAAGCTCCATACTCTGTATTGAGCCATTCCTTAAAATCGCTAGGTTCTTGATTAACCCAGTCTACAAGGTATTCCCATAGTTCGTAATCTATATTTTCTTTGTATTTTTCATACCAATCTGCCACGAATTGCGGCACTACTGGTTTCTCAAAGAATGAGTCATATAAATCTTCTGCATACGATACTGAAATCTTACCTACCTTCGATAGTGTTTGTATTGCTTCATTTCTGTTCATCATTTCGTACTCTCCTTGTAAATGACTAGTGCTGATGTATGGTAATATGTAGCGCTAACACCACTGTCGGCCACGGCTGAAATGTTTGATTGATACTTAATATCAATGATTTCAATTTGTGGATTCTCTTCGATAAACTCATTAATCAAATCGTCGATTTCTTGGTAATTAGTAAATCCATATTCAACCTCTAACCACTTCGTTCTAATCATCAATTTCCTCCATCCAGACAGTAGCGTCTACTGCCATGCTTAACTTTTTTCAACGCTTCAACGTATTTCAGTGCCTTGTCCTTATCTGTAAAATGACACTCCTTAACGTCATCCATCGTTCGTGCTACTCGTACTATCCACCGCATTCGACTAGCTCCACTGTATACATCCTAGAATTACGATATTTGACACCTCTCAAACGATGTAGCTCATTGATAGCGTCGTTTTTGTTGCTAAAAATATGCTCACTGTCTGGCATATTGTCGTAATACACGATTACTTTGTATTTCGTGATTCTGTTTCCTCTACTTCGTAATAATCAATCTTTGCAAAATTCTTAGGACTGATAGTTATTATTCTTTTTTCTGGCTCAATCTGCTGTAACTGAAGACATTGTATATTCCCTACTTCGAGCCATTCCAGCATGTCCAGAATGCGTTTGAGATTTTCTTTCACCGTGATGGTTTCATCCATGTATGGATTTTGCAGTCTAATATTTGTCATATTTCAATTAATTCCCTTCATTTGCTTGCATAGTTCAATCATCTTTCTTAATAATTCTTCATCCGGTAACTGCTCCAGCGTAAGAATCCGATTGAGTTTCTTTGCGTTGATACCTAGCTTGATTGCCACTGCACCTTTTTTTTGATGCGTCGTATAAAACCAGTGTCTAAAATACTCTACACGTTCTAACACTGTTACCGATTTATCGTATGGCTTTGGTGCATATTTAATGCCAGTCATGCGATCAGTCCACCGTTTTACCATTATTTGTACCTGAGACCTCCCTAGCCTTCTCATCTAGGAAATCCCAGATAATATGAAATTGGTTTTTGACCAAAATATCGTTATTGTATTTTTCACAGACCTTGTCGATAGAGACGACTACCCAATTCCAGTATGCAGGGGTGTTGAATCCGACCTGCTGCATCATTTGATTGTTTTCTCTCATCCAATTCGGAACTTCAGTCTCGAAGAAATTAATATAATTCATAGCTCTTCCACCTTGACATATATCCCAACAGTGTCTGACCAAAACTTCTCAACAATCTCACTAGCGACTTGAGCATCATCTTTCCAATACTCAAGATCAGTCATACAATCCTTTAGAAGTTTTTGCAGATTATCTGTATCTGGTTTAGTAGTCTTGTACTGGCCATGAGTCGCTTTTTTGATTTTAGGAAATAACCATTTTACTGTGAGGCGTATAGGCCCTTCAATTTTTTCGTTTGGTGTGTATGGAGCAAGCAAGGTTGTAAATAAGTTTCTAGCTTCTTTCAACTTTTGAGGCTCGTAGAATTGTGGCTTACCATTCACCACAGCGACTTTTTTCTGTTGATGTGTCGTAGTTGGAATTTTTTTCATCGACAAGAAAAACTCAATCATTTTTCCACTACCTCGTTTTTATAATCGACCCCGGTCCATTTTCCAGTCGTAGCGTCATAGGTAATATATCCCGCTGTTTTAAGTTGGTCTTTTACCCAATTCAAAAGAATCGGTTGATTCGCGATCCATTTCAAAACCTCTGAATCTGAATACCAAAAATCTTGACCAGGTAACGTGTGATAAAGTGGAGGCATTTGTTTACCAATATCCAACTTTACCGAATATCTTTTTTTCTTTCGTGCCATAATTTTTTACCTTTTTACTTTTGCACTTTCTTTTTTTTACTTACCACGCTCACGCGCCTAAGTTCAGAGTGAAGGACAGGGTTACAGGGTTACATGGGGGAGTCTTGGGACCCCCATGTTCCTGTACCTGTTCTTCTGAACTCTCAGGGACATTTTCCTAAATATCTCTCCTCACAGAGGGAGATATTCTGTCCCTGATTTTGTCCCTGAACTCTCGGGTTTGTCCCTAGAGCCTCTAAACCGCATGGTTGTGGGATTTCTCAGGGACATTCTCGGGTTTGTCCTTGTCCCTAGAGACACTTCAGGGACACAGGTACATTTTCGGGTTTGTCCCTCAGGGACAGGGACATTCCCGAAGTTGTCCCTCGGGTTTGTCCCTCGGGTTTGTCCTTGTCCCTGTAATGTCCCTGGCTATTTTTTAGGTAAAATTTGGTTGTTTTTCACCTCAAAATCGCCATTATTTTTCACCCATCTTCTGATAGTTTTTTCACTAACTGGCTTATCTTCTGTTGAGAAATATTCCACTACATCGTTCAATTCGACCGGAGTGATTCCGTCAAATAATACTTGCATAGCTGTTGTGAATCTTTCGTCAGCAGTTTTCTTTTTCGATTCATTACCCTTCTTACTGTCGAGATTCTTTTTCCAACCTGGTGCTGCGTCTTCCAATTGGATGTCAGCCAACACTCCAGTAGTGTCCACTTCATGAACTGGATAGCTAAACCACATATTTCGAGGTGGGAATTTAGCAAATTCACGAAGCGTTCCCTCAACTCGCCAAGCACTCGCAATCTCTATACTACGCACAGTGTCTTTTACCTCTTTTAAATAAGGCTCTCGTTTCATAATATCTGGAATACCTTTATCGAAATGTTGTTGCATTTGATATCGACTTTCCAGATCATCGAGACTGACATAGTGTTGGTAGTAGTCGTTTGCTTGTTCTTGCAAGGCCCGTTGATAGATTTTAGCTGTCGCTTTTTCCATTCTTGCGTTGATAATATCTTCGTTAAGGTCTAGCTCGACTAAATCAACCAGAGCGTCTGGGTCACGAGCAAACACTCCTGAGCCGCTAGCTCGGTCCATTGATTTCTTACCACCTTGAGAACCTTTTGAGTGGTGGTGACAGTAGATTACAGCGCACCCTAGCTCAGTAGCTACCTTATCGAATTGATTGGTGAAATGGGCCATTTGGTCTGCTGAGTTCTCGTCACCAGTCAAGACCTTATAAATAGGGTCAATGATAACCGCTTGGTAATTCTTTTTGAGCGAGCGTCGGATAAGTTTAGGTGCTAACTTGTCCATCGGTACAGTTTTCCCACGAAGGTTCCAAACATCGATATTTGCTACACATTTAGGTTCAATCCCCATAGCAGTATAGACGTCTTTGAATCGGTGCAAAGCTGATGGCCTATCTAATTCAAGATTGACATAGAGGACTTTCCCTTGTTCACACTGCCAACCCAACCACTCTCTGCCTTCTGCTAAAGCTATTGATAGCTCGATGAGAGCAAACGACTTACCAGCTTTTGATGGCCCTGCGATTAGCATCTTATGACCTTGACGCAACACACCATGGATAAGCTCTGGGGCTAAATCTGGAAGGTGGTCCCATTCGTCTGCTAACGTTTCAGGATCAGGAAGGTCGTCGTTTAAATCTTCCACCCATTGATACCATTCTTCATAGTTAGCTTTCCCAAGATTTGTGTCAATCAAGAACTGCTTATGCCCATTTCGGATTACTCCAGGCATCCGAGACAGTCGGCTCGGATTTCGGTTTTGGGTATCGATATCAAGTCCATTTTTCTTACAAATCTGATAAATGTAATCGACACGCTTCCGATATTCTTGGTAGTCTCTAGCGTCCACTCGTACTACTGCGTGAAGTGACTTGTGTCCAGAGTGTACTAGTGTCGCAATAGGAAGCTCTAACTCTTTAAATAGAGCGTATTGTTTCCCGAGCTCCATGCTGTCTGATTCTACTAGAGCGTATCTGAAATCAGTGACGTTATCGTTCTTGACACCCTTACCATCCAATGGGTTGAAACGAATCCAGGCACCAGCTTCTTCCTTGTAGTCCCCGAAGACTGCACCAATATCATCGCCATTACTCTGAAGTTCTTTGATAAGCTCTCCGGCAGTCCTGTCGTAATTGCCTTGAGTTGGCTTATAGATTGGTCCGTTCTCTGTTTCAATCGGATAAGTTGATGTGACATAACCAACAAGGTCGGTCATTTCAAACAGCGTTTCAATGTATTTGACAAGATCTTGGACTGGATGCCAATTAATCGGTTCTCGGATTTCCTTTGATTCGACCCAGTTCTTATCTACGATTTGATAATCACGGTCGATTGTAGAATCCCAATCAAGCTCATAGCTTTTGCCTGATTTGTTCATTGGTTCCCAGCCGTTATCTTTTGCCATTTGCGTGATAGTTGCGCCAGTCACAGCACCCCCTCCGTCGTATTGGAAGGTATCCCATTTACTGAAACACTCACCTTTTTTATAACGACTATCTGATTGAGACCAAGTGTCCCAATCCATTGCTGTGTAACCCTCTTGTTTTAGGGCCATTCCTACGTTTACCCACTCTTGATAAGACAATGTAGAAGGATCAATATAATCTAAGAGTGGGATTAAATCAAAAGTACCTTCTGACATTTAATCTCCTTTATTCTGGCTGGTATGTAGCTGGAATGATTCCTTTTGGCATTCTCCAACCGCTAGCAGCAATTCGATTGATCAGATTGCTAGCATCTTCAAATTTCCACATTCCGACATTCCGGAAGCCACGGCCTTCGAGCAATCGTATCTGTCTAGGTGTGGTCAATCCACTGTCTTTGCGTTTATTTAAGCGGTCTAGTAGTTTGCCAGCTTTTCCAGCATTCCCGATTTCTTCGGTATAGATTCCGAATTTTTCAAGCGCTTCAAGTTGTTTTTCTGAAGGTGGAGCCATTTCCCAACCGAATGATGGGACATAGTCCGCTAAGTCTTCAGCTTGGATTGACATTTCAAACTGCAATGGATCCACAAGCTTGCGCTTCTTCTTACGTTGTTCTGCGAGTTGTTTAGCGAGAGCTTCTTCTCTCTCGGCTACCACATCCTTGCTAGCTTGCTCTTCAGCGTCCAGCAGACTGAACTCAACCTCAGTATCTTCAGCCATGTTTTCAGTCATTTTTTTAGCGACTTCTGGACTGCTAGCAATTAAGTGAGCTGGTCTGCAAAGTTCATGGCGCTCAGTGTGCCATAGGAAATCGAGTAGTAATAGATTTTCCTTCCCTGGTGCAAGGCGTGTCCCACGTCCCACCATTTGGCTATACAAAGCACGGACTTTTGTCGGTCTCAACACAACCACGCAGTCTACTGTTGGGCAATCCCACCCTTCAGTTAATAGCATCGAGTTACACAAGACATTGTATTTATCCTTGTCGAATTCTTCCAGGATTTCAGCACGATCCTTGGATTCTCCGTTCACCTCGGCGGCTCTAAACCCCTTCTCGTTTAAGATATCTCGGAATTTCTGCGATGTTTTTACTAGGGGCAAGAAAACGACTGTTTTTCTGTTTTTGCACTGTTTAACCATCTCGTCTGCGATTTGTTCGAGATAAGGGTCCAGAGCTGTTCCGATTTCACTGGCTTTAAAATCGCCACCTTGTTGACTGACCGTTGACAAGTCAAGCTCAAGAGGGATTGTGATAGCTGTGATTTTTGACAGATACCCTGATTTAATAGCGTCGACTAATGGGTATTCATAAGCTAAACTATCGAAATAGCTGCCTAGATTTCGCATATCACCACGGTCTGGCGTGGCTGTGACACCTAAGACGTTAGCTTCTCCGAAATGTTCTAGCACACGTTGATAGCCGTCTGATATAGCGTGATGAGCCTCGTCGATGACAATAGTATCGAAGTGATTAGGTGGGAACTGACTGAGTCGTTTCTCACGCTGCATGGTCTGTACTGAACCAACGACAACACGAAACCATGAACCAATTGAAGTGTTTTCAGCTTTTTCTAGGGCTGTTCCTAGCCCTGTAGCCGTCATTAATTTATCACTGGCTTGTTCCAAAAGTTCTGAACGATGAGCGAGAACAAGGACACGTTCTCCCATCTTGACACGGTCTTCTATAATTTTTGAAAAGACGATGGTCTTACCACAGCCAGTGGGTAGGACAAGTAGCGTGCGCTTCCTGCCCTCCTTCCACTCTTGCTGTACTTTAGCCCTTGCCTCTTCTTGGTAAGGTCTAAGTTGCATTAGAATCCTCCGAATCCACCACCGTTAGGTGCTTGTTGAGGTTGTTGATATCCTTGGTTTTGTTGAGGTGCCGCTTGGTAGTTAGGCGCTTGCTGTTGAGGAGCTTGTTGTCCACCACCTTGGGCAACATTAGCATTTAATACTTTTGTCCAATCAACACTGTCGGCGTAGATCATTTGTTTAACGTCGTTATATACAGTGTCTTTGTATGTACGATTTCCGACACGGCACACTCCTGTTGAACCTACAACGGTATTCCAATTCATTTGAAGTGGTTCTCCGTGTTTCTTTTGCCCGATGGCTCCGAAGAATGCTGAGAGCATCCCTTCAGTAGAAGAGTGCAAGAATAGATTGTGTGTCATTGTTGCAAGACCTTCTTCAGTCTCAACTTGGATTGTGATGATCGCTTTGTTACATGCTGGTAGTTTCCCTGGATTCTGCGGATTCGGAGTGTGACGTCCGCGTTCGAAGTTTGTTACAGTGAAGACGTAATCGCCGGGAGTTAGTGTGATGAACTCCTTAGCATCTTCTTGAATAGTGTCGTCCCAGCCAAATTCACGTTGAAAGTTATTGTTAAGTGTAGTCATTGTTTATATTCCTCCTAAAATTCTGATCCACGGATTTCTTTTACCATTTCAAAGACACGGTCCCAAGTAGCTACTAGAGCCCCGTCGATGAATGATTTGTCGTACATTGATATAGGTGTTTCGATAGGGTAGTAACCTTTAGAGGCTACAGCTTGTTGAAGTTCTTGTTCGGTGACCTGGTTAGCAATCATTAGGTCACGAAGAGCAGGCTCGATGAATGGAGCGGGCTCTTGATAAGCTCCACGTTCCACTGGTGCAGGGTTGACCGGCTCTTGTGGTTCTGGAGTTGGTGTTTGAGTTTGAATAGGTGTTTCTTCCACTGGCGCTGGAGTTGGTTCCTTAGGTGCCGTCGGTGAAGTCTGTACCTCTACTGGTTGCTGTGCAGTTTGGACATTATTGAAGATATGAGCAATTCCAGCGTAGTCTAGCGTCAATTTATTGGGTAGATTGTGACGATTCTTGGCATCCCAAGCTGGGTGATGTTGTGTGTACATGACACGTTGTCCACCTTGTGCCTTCGATTTCTTAGATTTTTCATCAGTCATTACGATTGTTTCGTAGTTACAGAATAGAACCATGTCAGCCCACTCTTTAACCAATGGCGCTGTCTGTGAACTTGTTTTCTTACCGAGCTTGAGCTCGTAACGGTCATAGCTACCCATTTCGTCGGGTTGAGTGAAGGTCTTAATCTGAGCGTGTGCAGTAAGGACAACATTAATTCCTAAATCAATCAATTCGCTTAGACTGTTTAGGAAACGACCGATTTCTTCACGGACGTAGGTATATCCATTACCCCAGCCAAAATCTTCGATTCCCTTCTTGCCGTGCTGAGCACACACAGATTCAACTGCTAACGACTCGGCCCAATCGATTGTATCGATTACCAGAGTCTTGCATGAGTCGGGATTTGCTTTAATGAAAGCAATCTCGTTCATTAACATGGTCCAGCTTGATGGCTTATCCAATCTAGCTACCTCCATATTGTCTGTAGAACCTTCCGTGTCGATAAACACAGAGTCTGGAAACTGAGCTGCAAAACTTGATTTTCCGATACCTTCAGGCCCGTAGATAACGACCTTTTGTGCTCTGGCTTTAATACCTCTTGTGATTTGCATTAAAATCCTCCTTGCCATGATGGCGTTTGTGGTGTTTTGGTTTCAGCTTCTGTTGTTGGCTGATGCGTCTTGTTGTCGAGACTATAGCCGTCTTCGATGATAATTGAGCATTCATCACCAGTCGACACTCTCGTTGCAATAGCTTGTAGACCTTCATTCTCAAGCCATTTTCCAAATTGGTCCAATGTGATTTGGTCCATTTGTTCGAGTTTGTCGATTAAAACAAAGCCACAATCCGGTTTTAGTTTTCGGACGATTGCGGTCGCTACCATGAGTTGTTGAGAACCCGACATGTTATCCCACTCTTGACCGAGATAGAGAAGTTTGCCACCGTTGACAGATAGTCCTTCGAGCGGCAAGTCGGCATTGGTTAACAGGTCACGTTTGTCTTTTCGAACATCTTCGATTTCGCTAGATAATCTGTTGTATTCTTCACGTTGGACTCTAGCTTCTTCTTCAGCTTTTTCTTTATCGAGGTTAGCTCGAACCTTTAGGTTGATTTGCTCGATATTAGCGATATTGCTTTCGATTTTTTCTGTAGATTCATCAATAAGGTCAATCGTTAAGTCGGTAGCAATTTGAAGGTCGTTTTCAAGAGTTTCTAATTCTGCTTGAGCTGCCTTCAATTGTTCTGACAAACGGTTAACTTCAGCAAGTTTGCCTTCGTAGGCAGTTTTAATCTGCTGAGCGTTTTGACGTTTGCAAGCATTCTCTCCATTTTTTGCTAACACTTCTTGCTGCTCTGCAATCAGGTCTGCAATGGAAATCAACTCTTTTGGTGCGTCTGGATAATAGGTCTGTTCTTTTGCGAACTTTTCCTTCTGGTCAGCAATTACACCGATAGCATGGCGCTGATCATATAACTGCTTCTCTTTGATTTCTAATTCGGCTAATTGAGGACCAACCCCGATTATTTGCAAAAGGATGTCAGCTTTCTCTTTAGCTGTGCTATCCATAAATTTCGGGAGGTTGATGGCCAATTCCTCAACGAAACTATCAAGAAGTTGTTGACCGCCTTTATTACCGTTCGGATCAATTACTTTCAGAGAACTATTCTTTCCTTTTCTCTCAACAATCAATCCATTTGACATGGTAATTTTAAGAGACGGAGGAACGACAGAACCTTCACGAGCTGCCTTGCTAGGTTTAAATCGATTTCCACCAAGCGCCCAAGCAATAGAATCTAGCACGCTTGTTTTACCTTGGTTGTTTTTCCCACCAATTACCGTTAGGCCGGTAGGTGATGGCTCGACCTTGACTGCTTTGATTCGTTTGACATTTTCGATTTCAAGCTTATTTATCGCGATGCTCATTTACTTACCCCTCCTCTTTTTCGTCACGTTTCTTAAATCCAAGAGTAAGACCAGTGATACCCGCTGCAATTACTACTAATCCAAGAGTGCTAGCAATTCCTTCTTTCTCTCCAGTATTAGGGAGAACACCACTGTAAACCGTTGTTTTTGGTGTCTCTTTGCTAACTGGTTCGAGGTTGTAAGATACTGCGACAGATTGTGCTGCTTTGTTATCTACGGGATTATTAGGCACCTCTTTTGGTGTGCTAGGTTTTTCTGGTGTAGGTTTAGTTGGTTCCTCTGGAATTTCCAACTCTGGCAAGTCCAAAACTGGTGCATCAAATGGTACGACACCGCCTGACCATTCAGGTTTATCAATGCTTGGTGCATCGAATGGAGTTGTTCCGCCATGCCATTTGGGTTTATCATACTGTGGCGCATCATTAGGAATAACGCCCCCGTTCCATTCGGGCTTATCGTATTTCGGAGCGTCGAACGGTACTGTTCCACCGTTCCACTCTGGTTTTACACGTTCTTCAGGAATACCCGGAATGCCACCGTTAAATTCAGGGATTTCAACTTTTGGAGCTTCACGAGGAATTTCAAATGTTGGTTCAGGCTTGTTTTCACCACTGGCATCGCCTTTACCACCGACAAGTTGAACATAACTGTATGAGATAGCACCGTCTGACT